CATAACAGAATACGTTCTGTGGTTAATGGTATCAGAGGGACAGAAGATCCTGATGATTTAATGTTGGAAATGATGGAAGCTCTTAATAAAACGGTAACACCCGTACCAGATGTAGGAAAGTATTATACATTTGTATATGCACCAAAAACACCAATCATTCAATATGATGCACATCCATTAGTTGCGGTCACTGATATATTTCAATGGGGTTTTAAAGGTTTAAATTATCATTGGGGTCAAATGAGACAATATACTTGGAATGAGATAGTAGGCCAACTGTATGAAATCTATCCTGATGAGATTGCGGATGCCAGAGAAATACCTTTTGGAAAAATAGGTCTAAATAGTTAAAAAATATATAAATGCCTCAGTTCCCGTCAGATTATACACAAACAGAAGCAAGAGAATTTAATTCTGAAACAAATTCAGGTAATAAATTAATTCAAAGTGGAAAGAAAGGTGGTGCAGTTGCACCTCAAAAATCAGAAAATTCTGAAAAAAAGAAAAAAGAAAATCAATCAAATAAGTTATTAGAGGCAAGGGTAAATGAGATAGTAAAGAAAACAGGTAAACAAGGTAAACCAGAAAAATTTAATGATTTAAGATATCCATATAGCACCATAGAAAGTAATCAAGACTTTATTAAATTCTCTGCATTTAAATATAAAAGAAATGAAAGTGCTCCTGGATCTAGTGAAAGATTAGTAACAAGAAATCAAGATAATTTGAAATCTGAGTTATTGGGTCAAATTTTACTTCCTATTCCTGCAAATCTTGTGGATTCAAACCAAGCAGCATATGGTGAAGGAAATATGAACTTCTTACAAGAAGGGGGATTGAGTGTTGCGGGAAGCCTTATGAATCTTGATGCAAAGGAGGCTGGAAATTCAATTAATCAAATGATTTCTGGAATAACTGGAGGGGGTAATAAAAATTTAGTTCAAAATTATTTTGCCACTCAAGCACTAAATCAAATTGGTGGAAATCTTAGTTTAGATCAAGTATTGGCAAGATCTAGTGGATCAGTTATAAATCCAAATATGGAGTTACTATTTAAAGGGCCAGCTTTAAGAAACTTTGGTTTTCAATTTAAATTTACACCAAGATTTCAAAAAGAAGCAGAAACTGTTAGAACTATAATAAAGGCATTTAAAAGGAATATGGCCCCAAAAGGTTCTGGAGGTGCTTTCTTAAAAACTCCAAATATTTTTGAGATTCAATATGAAGGAAANGCAAGAAATTATTTAAATAGAATTAAACTTTGTGCCTTAACAAATGTNCAAATGAACTATACTGGTGATGGAACTTGGGCAACATATAATGATGGTTCTCCAATTTCAATGAATATGACATTGGCATTTAGAGAATTAACACCAGTTTATAATGAAGATTATGAAGCATATGGTGATGAATCAGACGGAGTAGGTTACTAAAATGGGATATTTCAGAGAACTACCAGATTTAGAATATCAAAATTTTNTATCAAATAGTATTTCTTCTCAAAGTTACGTAAAAGTTAAAAATTTATTCAGAAGAAATAAATTACGTGATGATTTGCAGAATGTTTTTACTATCTTTAATAAGTATGAAATAATGGAAGGTGCCCGACCTGATACGGTTGCCGAAGAAATATATGGGGATGATCAACTAGATTGGGTTGTATTATTAACTGCTGGTATCATTAATGTAAGAGACGAATGGCCTTTATCTGATAGAGAGATATATGATTTTGTTGAAAGTAAATATGGTCTTGCTAATATAAACAGCAATCATCACTATGAAACTAAAGAAATTAAAGATTCTATAGGTAGATTAATTCTTCCTTCTGGTCAAGTTGTTGATAGTAATTTTTCTGTTACATATAGTGAAAATGGCACGTATATAACACCAACATCTTCAAATACTATTAGTGGTGTTAGTAATTATGAATATGAAGTTCTTAAAAATAATAAAAAAAGAAGTATATTTGTTCTTAGATCTCAATATTTACAACAATTCCTAAATGATATGAGAGACATTATGGTATATCAACAATCTTCTGAACGTATAAATGATAAGTTAATAAGAACTGAGAACACCAGAGTTACAATGGAATAAAAAAAGACCCCTGTAAAGGGGTCTTAAAATCAATTAACATTATTCTGCTAATTTAGCAAAATATGATAGTGCATCATCTTCATCATCTTCTACGGGAGAAGGTTTTGAAGTTATGGCAGCAGTAACTAATTGTTCTGCTGAACCACGATCATCATCTTCATCAATAGTTTCTACATCTTCACGAACTGTAGTCTTATTACCAAGAACATAACCAAGACGCTTCTTCAAATCTTCATAAGATTTGAACTGATCTGCTGCAACAAACTCTTGAAGAGAACTTTCTTTTTTCCAAAGTCCCTCTAGTGCATCATCGTCATCCAATAATGGAGTGACGGCAGTAAACTCAGAAGAATCATAGTTTCTATAACCAGCAACATTCTTTGCTTTCAACTTGAAGTTGGCACCTTGCCAGAAATCAAATGGATCAATTGCTTCTTCATCCTCAAACTCAGGTTGCATTGCTGCAGTTAGTTTGTCAAAGATTTTCTTCCCATACTTGTATAGAAATACTTTACCTTCATTTTCAGGATTAGCAGGATCCTTCACAACATAGATGTTACTAATATAAGTAAGTTTACGCTTCTGTCTACGAGCAGCATCTTTACCCGCATCTGTGCCATTGTTCCAGAGTTGAGTGTTATATTCAGACACTGGATCTTTCTGACCAAGAGTGGTTAGAGAGTTCTCAATATACCAACCACCAGGCCCCTGAAAGGCATGGGAGTATAGTTTTACAAATGGTAGATCTTCCTTATCTGGAGCAGGTAGGAAACGGATAACAGCATAACCATTACCTGATTTATCACATTCTAATTTCCATAGACGGTCATCACCTGATGTACCGTTATTATTCATTTTTTCGACTTCTTTCACAAGTTTTTGTGTAAGAGAGCCTAGCTTTGATTGCTTTTTAAGATTAGCAAACGACATTAGATTACCTCGGATTAATTGGATTAATTGGATGTTTAGATTATAACAAAAAATATACTATAAGTCAACAGCAGATTCAAGTGTTTCGATTGTCTGACTCATACTGTCAAACAATACACTTATACTAGTTCCTGTAGGAAAACCCAACATAGTAACTGATTCCTCTATTTGAGATTTTAGTTCAAGAGCTTGTGGATCTTCTGAAAGAGATAATCTAGCATACATAACTTTCTGCTTTTCTAATAAATTTTTCAATCGATTAATGTGTTTCAATCTACTTTCACGAGATAATAATGGAAAATTAAAAGCATCTCCATAAATTTCTTTTTGAAGTTCATTAATATCGTTCAATTCATCTTGAACTATTTCAGAATTAAAGAAATCACTCATTTATTAAGTCTCGTAAAATTTTTTTATATTGAAATACATTAATATTTAGGAAAGGTATATACTTTTTAATTTTTAAACTNACGGTTTCCCATACTGGATCNTTTAAATTTTTATCAAAGTTTTTTACGAAAGAAAAAACTTTTTCCAGTATTATAAGTGTTTCTAGCGAAATTTCTCCACCTAGATATTTTTTTAATAATGGGGGATGTCCCTTCGAGCAATTGAACACTTTCGATAAGTCGTTCTCTGAGAGAAGTTTTTCTGTTTGCTCCTTGAAAATATAAGTCATACTCTGTTTCCGTCTCATCCATTCTGCGTAGGTTCTTTCTCCACTGTTGATTATCTCTCCGATCCATAAGTTTTGGGGTGTGTTAGTGTTTACAAAATTTGCTAAAAGAAAATTTAGCACTTCTTCATCAGAATATTTTCTAGAAGTTTTCTCAAACCAATACTTATCCTTTCTCTTATTGAAGGATGATATAGTGGCTCTTGATTTACCTCCATATTTTATAAAGTCATACTTAGGATTGGTAAAATGACTTTTCATAGAAAGATAAGTTTGGTATGTTTCAAATGGTGTCACTTTCATATGATGTAATTTTCATTCAAAAAAATTTCTATAATAAAAAGGATTAGGAACCTCTGGATTAACCATCTCAGATTTAACTCCACTACCAGTAGTATGTTTTACAACTAATACTCTAGTCTCAACGAATGTCGCTTGAGTTGGAGGTACATATGCTGGTGACGGTAAATAAAAAATCATAATGGTAATTTAGCTCTAGAGGTTTTTTTCATAAAATTAAGTTCTTGAGCATCCCACTTTAATTTTTCCTTAAGAGGTTTAGAAACTAATTTTGTAACTGATTCTATCTCAAGATTATTAATTTCACAATAATAACAAATGGCATCAATATAATTCATATCCTCATTTGCCACAATATTTTCAATTTCCATGGCAAATTTTGATGGTGTTAGAAATTTCTTTTCTATTTCCTTTTCTAATTCTTTATTTGGTTCCATAGAGCTCCAATTTATCTCCAACAAACTTTCTAATATATTCTCCGAGGAGTTTAATATATTTTGCTTTATTGGTTTCTTCGTAGACGACACATTCTCCATTTTCACAAGCCATAATGATTACAAGTTTTTTTATCGAAATATCTTTCATTTCGTATAGCATACATCCATATGCCATTGCTTGAACAAAATAATGTTCAATCCAATTTCTTGGTTTAGGTTTTTTAGATGTTTTAAAATCTATTATTGATAACTCCCCATCATATTCTGCAATACAATCAACAGTTCCAGCAATGCCTAGTTCTTTACTATATAGGGCACCTTCCAAAGCATATATGTTATCAATTAAGTTTAACTTTGGTTTGGCAATCTTAAATAAGAAATCTGAAATGGGTGGAACAGTAGGAAGTTCTTCATCATTTTTTAGATAATGTTCTGTAAGAGTATGCATATCAGTTCCACGGGTTGTAGCCGCTTTTGTGATTTTATCTGCAGTCTCATTACCTACCTTCTTTCTCCAATTAATAAAGATCTCTTTATTAAAATGACTAGTAACAGAAGTAATAGAAACTAATTTAACTAATTCCTCTTCGTCTGGAATAGAATAATAACGAACACCATCTATAGTCTCTCTCTTGAGAGGTTCAAGATTTAAATCAACATGATTAAACATTAAATACCTGCTTCAACTTTTGCCATAAGATATTCTTTTACAAGGCCTGACCTAATAATATCATCAATACCAAATTCTATTGTATCAAAAGATGGCATTTTTCGCAAGATGTTCATAAAATCAACAATACCATTACGATCATTAGTTTTAACTAAATCAGACTGACTTGCATCTCCACAAAAAATAATTCTGGTATTTTCACCAACTCTGGTAATAATACTATCAAGTTCATGAAAATTTAAGTTTTGAAATTCATCCACTATTACAATAGAGTTGTCTAATGTAGTTCCACGAAGAAATGATGTACTCCAAAATTTTATTGTTTCCTGAGACTTAAGGTTACCATATAACATTTCAAAGTCTGCATCAGATGGCATCTGAAACATATACTTTACCATATTCTTGTAAGGAATTTGATATATATCTGCCTTATCTTCATGATCACCAGGTAAAAAACCAATCTCTCTGGTGGCAACTAAAGAACGAACCAAATAAATGTGTTCATAAGGTGTATTCTCACTTAAAACATCCTTTATAGCATTATACAATGAAATAAATGTTTTACCAGTTCCAGCACAACCATAGGCAACCAAATGTTTACCATTTTTATATGAATCAAATAATCTTTGTTGATTATCATTAAGAGATTCTATATTAACCAAATAATCAGAACTCAAAGGTTTTTTCCTCTTCATCTGTTTAGTGGTCAATCCAACTCCAATAGGTTGGTCACCATTAGATCTTTTTCTTCTTGCCATATTATGAAAGAGGTTTCACTACAGATCCAGGTGCTTTCTGTGCTTTTCTTAGAACATCGTTCCAACCAGGTTTGGTTTTTCGTAATGTATCTCTCCAGTCTCCAACTTCTCCCACGCCAGGCATGGTTGAAGGATCACTCCAATCTCTTTTCCAATCTGAATTATCTTCACACCATTTAGCCCATTCATGAATACTTAATCTAACTTCTTTTTGTTCACCAGTTTCTTTGTGAACCACAGGATATGTTGCCATAACTATAATACATTGTAAATTTATTTAGACCCATTCAAGGGCTTCTGATACTGCAGGAAATTGTTCGGTAAACACCTTTCGGCATCCCTCTGCAATTACCATGTGCTCCTTCTGTGTACCGTGTGCAGAACGCAAATTGATGTAATGTATCCAAGAACGGCATGAACCCGTCATGTAGATCCTCGTAGGAGTACAGAGTGGTAATACCATTCTAGCACACTCTTTTGCAACTCCCTCCTCTAACATTTGATTATATAATGCGGTTGCAGAATCAAACAGGGTTTTCATTTGTATTTGCATTTTTTGTTTTACAAAATCATCAAGATCATCAGTAGAATTTTGACGATTTTTTGCATCCTGTTTACGTAGTTCTGGTAAATCAATCTTACCCAATGCAGTACTGGCAGCATACCTTTGAGAAAACTCTTGAAATGTAAAAGATCTATGTCTTAGTATCTGTGCAGCAATAGCACGAGTAGTCTCAATCTCAAGTGTCATAGTAGACTGCTCAAAGACACTCCAATGATTATGCTTGATACAATACTTTAATAGTCCTGAATACTTTTCATTATCCTGATTAGATGGATTAGATACTCTGGCAATATATGCCATAAGTTGCTCCGCATCAGGAGTAATACTAACAAGTTTTACGTTCATTTACCAAATCCTTCAGGTTTATTACGTGTTTTTAAAAGACCTTCTTCCAACATTCTAAGTTGTTTTTTCATAAAAATTAATTCTTCTTCATTATACAAATAATCTTGTTTAAGAGCTTTTTTTAAGTTTTTTACTAGTTCTTTAGATCTCATTAGTCTGGATACCCGTCGTCGTCATCATAAACCTCATCATAACTCGATATAGAGGAATCATATGTTTTTGAACTTTTATAAGCATCAACATCAGAATACACCTCTGCCTTTAAAGAATCAACTAATAATTCTAAGTTACGGACAATCAACTTTAATTTATCTTTATCCATAAAAAATTTTTATTTTATATATTATAACACAAAAAAAGGAGGGTAACAACCCCTCCTTATAATTTAGAACTTGTAACCATACAAGAACCTAGCTTCAGCGTATATGATAGTTAGAAATATAGCAGATGCTGCTAAAATTTCTGCGGTAACTAACATTACTTAGCGTGAGCGATACCACGATATGTGAGTTCGACCTCTTTTGCTTGCTGAGCTTTTTTGTTGTTGGTGTCATATACAACACCACGATAAGTGACTTTTGCCATTAGGTTTCTCCAAAGTAGTAGGGTTTTAATCCGTTCCTTTAGTCAACTTGTGCGTCCTCAAAACATACTGGATCAGTATGTGCCACAATCACTCTAGTCATCTCTAACCTGTTAGGGTCAAAGGGTCTAACCAAAGATAGCAACTCATTGGCATCTGCACAATTAAGTGGAGCACCGAGTAATACTAATTTCATTAAAATGCTATACATGAGGATGAACGAACCCGTTCCGAGTCGGCTTACTTGCGTCCTGAATGTATCAGGATGAACGATTGTGTTAATACTAACACATGTATAGTATATAGTCAAGCACTTATGTATTTTCTGATACAAAATCCTGTGGCTAAAAAAAATACCCCGATTTTTTGTCGGGATATTTTGGAATCAAAAGCTGATTTTGGTGGCCTAAGACTTTCTTTTCTTTTTGGGTGATGTGGGTGATCGATAACCCCAAAGGTTTGGTTTGATACCACCTTTACCATA